GCCTCTGATATTGATTTTGACTAATGTTTTAAAATAAGGTATAAAATCGCTATATGAAAGAGAAAAGAAATATTCACGAACTCATTGTAAAAGAAGAACCTCATCTTCATGAGATATTAGATCCTGCACAGGTTGCTAAATTTAAAGAATTAACAAACGAACTTAGAGATACCTGGACTAAGAAACAAATGTTCAGAACAAAAACAGAGATGGAATTTTCTGTTTTAAATGATGCTAAGTATCCAACCAATGCGGCTAAGTATTGGCAATGTGTGAGAGAACAAAATACACATATGGAAAACTTAATGCATCTTTCTTTTGATGCTCGTAAGAATGATGTTGAGATAAAACAGAAACAACAAGAACTAGAAGAAGAAACAGATCCATTAAAGAAAGAATTGATTCAAATTGAAATAGATCAAAAAACTTATAGCAAAGCTAGTATGCAACTCGTTGCAGCTCATCGTATGAGAGAAGTTACTGAATGGTCTAACTTTAAAAAGATTTATAACGATGGTACGTTTGACACTAACAATGTAGATACTCACCAACTATTATCTTATAAGAAGATTATGAAGAATAGAAAGAACACGTTAACCCCAGGATCTTCTCAACCTGAAGTCTTTAATGTTCTAGGACAATTACAAACCATAGAGCGGGTAGAAGAAGAACGAAAAGCTTTGGGTCACGAGAAAAAGAAAGCCATTAGTGAAACACCCAAACCCACATACGGAAAACAAGGCTAAACAAATTCACTTTCTTTGTGCGATGCCACGATCAGGGAATACTCTGTTCACATCGATCATGAATCAAAATCCAGATGTAGTAGTCACTCCCAATAGTATTACTTTGGAGATTATGAAAGAATTATTTCTTCTTAAAAAAACAGATACCTTTCAAAATTTTCCTGATGAACAGTCTTTAAATAATGTTATGGATGAAGTTTACAATCTTTATTACAAACATTGGAATTATAAAGTCATTATAGATCGAGGACCTGTTTGTACTCCCGCTAATTTAGCAGTTATGAAAAAACATTTTAAGCAACCCATTAAATGCGTAGTTATTTTAAGAGATGTTTTAGATGTATTAGCTTCATATATTAAGTGGTTTGAAACAGAACCTACAAGTTTTATAAATCAATATAAAACCCTTGACGAAAAATTAAGTCAAATTATGAATAAGAATGGAGCCATGGCAAAAGAATTGATGTCAATACAGTATTTACTCCAGCATCCTGAAATGGCGGTCTTTATTAAATATGATGATTTAGTTGTTAATCCAGCACAAGAATTAAGAAAAGTCTATACTTTTTTAAATCTTCCTTATTACCCCCATAAGTTTACTGATCTAGATCAAATAACTGTTAATGGTTTACAATATAATGATAGCATTGTAGGCAAAAATATGCATACTATTCGCACTGAAAAAGTTATGAAAGTAGAAAATGAATATAAGAAATTAATTCCAGAAAGGTTTATAAAGGAGTATGGACACATCCGATTTTAAATTTGTTTGGTTAGGACAAACGATTTTAAGTTATAAAGTTCCTTTAGATATTTTTAATACTCTTAACGGAATTTACGAAACAAACTTTGTGAATCTTCCAAATGCTTCAAAACAATTAGTAGGTAAAATACAAAAAGAAAATTCTTTATATTTTGATGGTGTAAAAAATGATAAAATGCATAAACATAATATGTTGCCTCCTTATGTTTTAAAGTGGTTTGAAAGTAAGTTTGAACATTATTTAAAATTTAATAAAATTTACGAATATGAACTTAATCTAAATTCTATATGGATTAATGAAATGGAAAAAGGTGAATATAATCCTGTCCATATCCATCAAGGCACAATTTATACAGGGCTCTCATCAGTCATGATGCTTAAACTTCCTAAAGATATGGGTCCTGAATATGCAAGACCTGACACACCTATGAATGGTAAGTTACAGATAATGGGGTCAGTCAGTGGACAATTTGTTAAATCAGACTATTCCCCTATAATTGCAGAAAGAATGTTTTATATTTTTCCTTACGACATGAGACATTGTGTTTATCCTCATAACAATCCTAATGTTATTAGACGCACGCTTGCAGCTAATATGGATGTAGCATACAATCCCGTATCAACAAGGACGGCAGGATGAACCCAACAGAACCTACTTGGAAAAGTTATATCGTAGAGACTATTGGTCCTATTTTTACACCACAACAATGTCAAATGGTCATTGATAAAGGCATGAGTTTAAAAAAAGAAAAAGCACAAGTAGGTATGGGAAAACCGGGTAGCGGTTATAATCCTGACAAAAGAATTACTACGATTAGCTGGATTCCTTTTAAAGAAATGCCAGAGATGTATAGACAAATTGAAGGCGAAATGCTTAGAGCCAATAATAATCACTTTGGTTTTGAAGGTATGAGACTTACTGAAGTTGGACAATTTACGCATTATCCTACTGGTGGCTTTTATGAATGGCATATGGATAATGATGTAATGGGAAAAAATCAGCCCCCTGTTCGTAAAATATCTATGACACTTCTTTTATCTCCAGAAAATGAATTTGAAGGTGGAGAATTAGAGTTTATGAGTAAAGGCAAAAGAGCTAAACTTAAACAAGGTCAAGCTATCTTTTTTGCAAGTTGGTTACAGCATCGAGTTAAACCTGTTACCAGGGGTGAAAGAAAATCTTTAGTGATGTGGTTTGGAGGTCCTTCTTTTAAATGAACACAGAATATCTTTTTCCAACAATGGTTTACGTTAAGGAGATTCCAAACGCTATGAAACTTAATCAGTATTTAGAGCCCAGAATTATACAATGGAGTAGGCAAGATAAAGGAGTTTCTAAAACAAATGCAGGTGGATGGCATAGCCCAACCGATATGAATAAGAAAAAAGAATATAATCCTTTATCAAGGGAGCTTTTTATTATGCAACAAGAAATATATCAAAAAGAACATTTAGATTTTCAACCAGTCCTTGGAAACATGTGGGCAAATATTAATTCTCCTGGTAATTATAATAGACCTCACCTTCATCCTAATTCATTGTTTTCAGGTGTTTATTGGATTAAGGCTCCTAAACAATCTGGTAACCTTATGCTGTATGATCCGAGACCAGGAATTCAAATGACAATGCCTACTCGTAAACAAGGAGAAATAAAAAATTCTTATCCCACTGAACTTTGGAGAGAAGTTCATTACGAACCTGACGCAGGTACTTGTGTTATGTTTCCTTCTTGGTTATGGCATGAAGTTAAACCTAACAAAAGTGATGATATAAGAATATCCGTATCCTTTAATTTTTTACAAAAACCATGATAGAAACTATTTATACAGAACTACCTTTTGAAAAAATAAAATACCTTGATAGAAAGGAATTTCATACAGCAGGAGAAAAAGAATTTAAAGATGCTTTAACGCAGTCTATGAAAAAACATGGAATAAAAGATCCTGTGTATTGCTGGGCTAATGGTAAAGCTTATGGAGATATTATTAAAGTAATTGTAGGAAATAATAGAATGGTTGTTGCCAAAGAGCTAGGAATTAAAATGATTCCAGCAGTTATTACTAATTTTAAAGCGGACACCCTACCTATTGAAGGACGAGTTTTAAATACAGATACTGAAATTAGAGAACTGTTCCACTTACCCAAAGATCTTCAAATTAGAAGAGATGCAAATGGAGACGTGGATCAAGTGATGCCAGCCTATTACGGAAGAAAAGAAATACGAGAGGAATATGTTTAAGGATAAAAAATATATTGTGATTAGAAACGCTATCTCTTATGAGCTTGCTAATTTTGGTTATAATTATTTATTACTTAAACGAGAAGCAGTTAAATGGATGCAAGATACTAATTACATATCACAATTTACCCCAGGATTTGGAAGATTTGGAGACCCACAAATCCCTAATACTTATTCACAATACGGTGATTTTTTTATGGAAACTTTAATGATGAAAGTATTACCAATTATGCAGCAACGTACCGATATGAGTCTTATTCCTTGTTATTCTTATACCCGAGTTTATAAAAAAGGAGATATTTTAAAAAGACATAGTGATAGAGATAGCTGTGAAATTTCAACAACCTTACATCTAGGAGGAGATCCATGGACAATTTTTTTAGATCCTACAGGAACAAAATCCGTAATTGATGAAGAGAAACATATTATTAAACCCAATGCTCCTAAAGGAATTCCAGTCGATTTAGAGATAGGAGATATGCTAGTCTATAGTGGTTGTGAGCTAGAACACTGGAGAGAGCCTTTTGAGGGCGACAATTGTGCTCAAGTTTTCTTGCATTATAACGACATTGATGGGCCATTTGGAACTGATAATAAGTTCGACAAAAGACCCTTATTAGGCATTCCAAAGTAGTTGATCTCATTTAAAATATAGTATAATTGTTGCATAAACGGATTTTTATGCTACAGAAAATCAATATCGTACCAGGATTCAATAAACAAGTTACAGCTACAGGGGCCGAAGGTCAATGGGTAGGCGGTGACTATGTACGTTTTCGTTATGGAACACCTGAGAAAATAGGGGGTTGGTCTCAATTGGGAGACAAGACTCTTACCGGACGAAACACGGCGCTACACCATTTTGTTAATGCAAGTGGTATTAAGTATGCTGCCTTAGGAACAAACCGATTTTTATATATTTATTCTGGAGGTGCTTTTTATGATATAACACCTCTTAAAAGTACGACAACTTTAACGAATGCCTTTACAACAACCAATGGATCAACAACTGTCACGATCACGTTTGCGAGCGCTCATGGAATTACTGCTGGGGATATTATCCTTCTCGATAATTTTACTGCTATTACCAATTCTAATTTTAGTTCTGGTGATTTTGACGATAAGAATTACATGGTTACCTCCGTCCCAACCACAACAACCATTACAGTCACAATGGCGTCAGCGGAAAGCGGATCAGGAGGCACAACATCCGGTGGAATCCGAGTAAGACATTATTATTCTATAGGACCTGCTGTGGAAGAATCAGCAGCCGGTTGGGGATTAGGACTTTGGGGCGGTACTAAACTAGGAGTTGGACAATCAACTTTAGATGGAGCTCTGACTGCATCCTCAACCAGTATTGTATTAGACGACTCAGCCTCGTTCCCTGCTACAGGAACTGTTTTAATAGATAGTGAGCGTATTGCTTTTACATCGAATACTTCAGGTACAGAAACTTTAGGAGGATTAACCAGAGGATCAGACAACACGACGGCAGCCTCACACTCAGATGGAGCCACGGTTTATGATGCATCAGATTATACTAAATGGGGTGCTTCACAAACGGGGGATATTATTACCGCTCCTGGTGTATGGTCTTTGGATAATTATGGAAATAAATTAATTGCAACCATTGTGGATGGTTCAACCTTTGAATGGGATTCAGATGCAACAGGAGCCACATCCACAAGAGCAACGGTTGTATCTAATGCGCCTACAGCTGCGATACAAACTTTAGTATCAGCACCTGACAGGCACTTAGTATTTTTTGGAACTGAAACAACGATTGGAACTTCTTCAACACAAGATGACATGTATATTCGATGGTCTTCTCAAGAAGCGATTACGACTTATACACCGACAGCAACCAATACCGCAGGGACACAAAGAATTGCCGATGGAACACGGATCGTAGCAGCGATCAGAGGTCGTGATGCGATTTACATCTGGACGGATACGGCTCTCTTCATTATGAGATTTGTAGGTCCTCCATTTACTTTTTCCTTCCAACAAGTTGGAACTGGTTGTGGATTGATTGGTAAGAACGCAGCCGTAGAGGTTGATGGTTCTGCTTATTGGATGTCAGAAAATGGTTTCTTTAGATATACAGGCCGACTAGAATCTCTAGCGTGTCTCGTTGAAGATTATGTTTATGATGATATTAACACGGTTCCTAAAAACCATATCTATGCAGGACTGAATAACCTATTTGGTGAAGTCACATGGTTCTATCCTGGTAGTGGTGCAGCATCAAACAACAGGTCCGTGACTTATAACTATATGGATTCATCTGCTGAAAGACCGGTATGGACGACAAGTTCACTTGCAAGATCTACATGGTCGGACTCACATATTTTTGGTAAACCTCATGCAACGGAATATGATTCATCAGCAACCAGTGATGCAACCGTAGGCAACACGGATGGTGTTACTGTATACTATGAACACGAAACAGGGACCAATCAAATTAAAGCAGGAGCAACGAGTGCTATTGCAGCTAACATTCAATCAGGAGATTTTGATATTTCTCTTGGACAAGGAGGCGTAGGTGATCTAAGAGGAGATGGAGATTACATGATGAAAATTAGAAGAGTGATTCCTGATTTTCTATCACAAACAGGAAGTTCAAGAGTGACATTAAATTTAAAAAATTACCCAACTGATTCACAAGCAAGTTCTTCACTAGGACCGTTTACCGTGGACTCGGATACAACAAAAGTAGATACTCGAGCTCGAGCACGTGCGATTTCATTAAAAGTTGATAACACAGGTATAACACAACATTGGAAGTTAGGTACGTTTAGACTCGACATTCAACCGGACGGGAGAAGATAATGCCAAAAGATGTATGGAATCAATATCAATTAACTAAGCATGGACCTTTTGGAGGTCCCTTTGGATATTTGGGATTTAAACCGCAAGCTTTTGAGGATCAAGATTTTTCAATGGACAATTTAATAATGGGAGGAGAATATCTTCCCGCGGCAGATCTTAATGAAGCTTATCGTTTAAGGATGAACGAAGAGTTAAAACCTAAAAGCGCAATAGATTATATTGATTTAGATAAATCCTATAGTGAACAGGACATAATTCCATCAGAGTATTCTTATGCAGATATGGCTCGAACTATTCCTAATAAACCAACCGAATTACCTCTTCACATAGGACCTTATAAAAAACATTCTGGTTCTGCTTCTACTGAACCAACATATAAGACAGTTGGATTAAATCAACAAGAAACTTCCAGCATTTTAGATGATTGGGAAAGACACGCTTTAGCTAGCGAAACAATGAAGACTCAGGGTTTTCCTGATTATCATCAGATGACTGGTTATAATTTTGCACAGAATTTTCCTGCTATAGCTGAATCTGGCATAGGAGCAGGACTTGCAAAAGGATATCAATATGGTCAAGAATTAGGTCGATGGGGATTAGGTGAATTAGGATTTGGAAAAAATATAGATCTTTCTGATGCTTTAAAAACAGCAAAAGAACAATCAGATTTAAATATATTAGGATTTACGGGTGAAGGATTTGACATGGATGAGTACACTAATTTTATGAATAAATTTGGTTATACCACACCTAAAAAAGGCACCATTGTTCCTGATGACAAAATCATGAAAGCAGGTATACTTCCCCCACAAATATTGGCTTGGATGCATCCAAAAAATTTAGCAAAGATTTGGGCGAAAAAAGCTAA